ACATCTTGCCTCTGCCGTACAAAGAACCTAGCCAAGTCTTGGCTCAGTTGCTAGAGCGCATCACGGAAGAAGGCCGACGCCTTGCCGCGATTGCTGACCTGAAGGTCAGTGACATGAGCGCACAGGCCCCGGTCGGTACTACGCTGGCTATCCTTGAGCGACAACTCAAAACAATGGGTGCGGTTCAGGCGCGGGTGCACGACAGCCTGAAAATGGAGTTTAAACTGCTCAAGGCAGTTATCCGTGACTTCACGCCGCCGGACTATTCCTACACGCCTGTTGGTGCCAGTCGTAGAGCCAAGCAGTCTGACTATGATCAAGTAGAGATCATTCCGGTTAGCGATCCAAACGCCGCCACGATGGCGCAGCGGATCATGCAGTACCAAGCGGCACTGCAGTTGGCCCAAGGCGCTCCGCAGATCTACGACTTGCCTCAGTTGCACCGTCAGATGTTGGAGGTGCTGGGCATCAAGAACGCAGAATTGCTGGTCAAGCTGCCGGAGGATCAAAAGCCTCAGGACCCCGTGACCGAGAACATGAGCGTGCTCATGGGCAAGCCCATCAAGGCGTTTGCGTACCAAGACCACGACGCGCACATGGCAACGCACCAAGCGTTCATGCAGGACCCGAAGGTGATGTCCACGCTGGGCCAGAACCCGATGGCGCAGCAGATGATGGCCGCACTCATGGCTCACATTGCAGAGCACGCTGCGTTTGCATACCGGGCTCAAGTTGAGATGGCCTTGGGTGTGCCACTGCCTACGCTAGATGAAGAGTCTAACGCACCTATTGCGCCTGAAGACGAGAAGGCGTTGGCTCCGTTGATCGCTGCCGCCGCGCAAAGGACCATGGTCCAGAACCAAGCGATGGCTGCGCAACAGCAGGCTCAGCAACAAATGCAAGATCCAACGCTGCAGATGCAGCAGGCGGAGTTGCAATTGAAGCAGGCTGAGATGCAACGCAAGGCTCAGAACGACCAAATGGACTTCCAAATTGCGCAGCAAAAGCTGCAGCTTGAGGCGCAGCGCTTGCAGCTTGAGGCCCAAAAGAACCAGGGGGAAGACCCTCGGCTTAAGGCTATGCGGGCGCAACAGGAACTGCAACAGAAGGAGCAAATGCACCAACAAAAGATGCGTCAGCAGATGCAATCTGACGCGATCAAAACCAGACAACAGGCTATGCGGGCTGCGCAACAACGCTCGTCAAAGCCGGCAAACAAGGAGTAATAAATGGCTACCACTGCGTTTGACGTGGTTGTTAAAGAAATTGAGGAGCGCCGTGAGTCCATCGCACAGGCGCTTATCTCAGGCTCGGCTAAAGATTACGCTGAGTACAAATTCATGACGGGTGAGATCCAGGGTCTCTCACGCGCTCATGCTTTTATAACCGACCTTGTGCGAAAGATGGAAAACGACGATGAGTGAACTACTCCTGAGTGACGGTGCAAGCACCACGGTACTGCCACAAAACGATGCTGAGAAGGCCCGTCAGGTACCTGATCCGGTGACTTATCACCTCTTGTGCATGTTGCCAAAAGCTAACGACGAGTACGAAAGTGGACTGGTAAAGGCTGGGCAGACGATGCACTTTGAAGAAGTGATGAGCCCGGTATTGTTTGTCGCCAAAATGGGACCTGACTGCTATAAAGACCCTATTCGCTTTCCTTCAGGTGCGTCCTGCAAGGTAGGTGACTTCATACTTGTCCGTCCTAACACGGGTACGCGGTTGAAGATTCATGGGACTGAGTGGCGCTTGATCAATGACGACAGCGTTGAAGCTGTCGTACAAGATCCTCGCGGAATCCAGAGAGCATAAGGAGTAGCACATGGCTGAATACAAGTTCCCTGACGAAGTTGCAGAGGAAAAAAAAGACGCGCCTGAAGAACTTCAAATTGAAGTTGAAGGTGATACAGAAATTGAGGTTGTAGACGACACGCCTCCAGAGGACCGTGGGCGCAAGCCCATGAAGGAGGCTCCTGCAGAAGTTACTGACGACGAGTTGGAGCAGTATTCTGAAGGCGTTAAGAAGCGCATCCAGCACTTTTCCAAGGGATACCATGAAGAGCGTCGAGCCAAGGAAGCGGCTCTGCGTGAGCGCGAAGAAGCAGTACGACTAGCGCAATCTCTTGTTGAAGAAAACAAGCGCTTGCAAGGCAGTTTGGGTCAAGGCCAGCAAGCGTTACTTGAGCAGGCTAAGAAAGTAGTTGCTAACGAAGTTGAAAGCGCTAAAGCCAAATACAAGCAGGCTTATGAAGCTGGTGACTCAGAAGCGTTAGTTGCTGCTCAAGAAGAACTGACTGCTGCAAAAATTCGCGCAGAGCGTGTTAATAATTTTAAGCCGCCTGTTGCGCCTTCTCCGGCACCTGTGGTACAACCCGCTCCACAGCCTGAGTATGTGCCGCAGGTTGACTCCAAAGCCAGAGCGTGGCAAGAAGCCAATTCCTGGTTTGGGGCCGACAAAGAAATGACAGCACTTGCTCTGGCAGTACATGAAAAACTTGTGGAAAGCGGGGTGAACCCAACAAGCGACGAGTACTACGAGAAGATCAATTCCCGTGTACGGAGTGTTTTTCCAGATGCGTTCCCCTCGGAAAAACGTAAGTCGTCTGTTGTAGCACCCGCTACGCGCAGCACAGCGCCTCGAAAGATCGTGTTGACGCAATCACAAGTTCAAATCGCCAAGCGGCTGGGACTGACTAATGAACAGTACGCCCGCGCGGTTGCGGAAGAAATGAGGAAACAAAATGGCTGAACGTAATCCCCGTGAATTGGACACCCGAGCAAAGGCTGAACGGCCCAAGCAATGGATGCCTCCTCAACTCCTGCCCGATCCGAACCCGGAAGAAGGGTATGCTTTCCGTTGGATTCGCGTCAGCACATTGGGCAACAACGACCCGATGAATGTGTCCTCCAAACTCCGCGAAGGCTGGGAGCCTGTAAAGGCCAGCGAACATCCTGAGATTCAACTGGGAGGAGGTGGCTCAGGTCGCTTCCCGGACAGTATTGAAGTCGGTGGTCTGCTGCTTTGCAAAACACCAAAGGAGTTCACTGATCAACGCAATACTTACTACCAGCGTCAAGCTGATGGTCAGATGGCGTCAGTGGACAACAACTTCATGCGCGATAACGATCCCCGGATGCCTCTGTTCAAGGAGCGCCGCTCTGAGGTTTCGTTTGGGCGCGGTTCGTAAAATTTAGGAGTCTTAAATGGCTTACCCTGTTGTTGAGGCCCCTTACGGGCTAAAGCCGATCAATCTGATCGGTGGGCAGGTGTTCGCGGGTTCTACGCGGGAATACAACATTCCCTACGGCTACTCCACGAGCATCTATTACGGTGACTTTGTTGGTCTGACCCGTGGTCAGATCCAGCGTCTGGCGGTTTCAACCGGCACCGCTGGCAATCAGTCGGGCATCTTTTTGGGATGTTCCTACACTGACCCGACGACCAAGCAAAAGCGCTTCTCGCAATACTGGCCCGCATCCACGCTGGCTGGCGATGCAGTTGCCATCGTGTGCGACGATCCTGACACTGTGTTCAAGGCTGCCGTGTGCTCTGCCACTACGGTTATCGCCTCGGGCGCTCGTGCCATGATTGGTCAAAACTTGGCCTGTATCGACAACACTGGCAACAGCAACACCGGAAATTCGGCTAACGCTTTGCTGGCCCCTACTGACACTCCTGCAACGACTAGCTCGCTGCCGGTGCGTGTCCTGGGTGTTGTCCCCGAAACAGCAGTGAATCTGGGTACGGCTACGTATTCCAGCATCTCTACCGCGACGGTGACCTGCTCTGCTCTGCCGTTTGACCTGCCGGTTGGCACTGACGTTGGCTCGATTGCAGCTAACGGCCAGTACATCTCGTCGGGCTCGTTTGTGGATACGGCTGCCAACGCTGGTGCGACTTCGTTCATCCTGAACCAAGCTCCTGCCGCTGCGTTTGCCGCTAGCTCCACTCTGGTCTTCACCCAGTTCCCTGAACTGCTTGTGAAGATTAACTTCGGCCAGCACCAGTATTACGCTGGTACTTCCATCGCCTAAGGAGTTTGAATCATGGCAATTTCACGTGCCCAACTACTGAAGGAACTCCTGCCCGGTCTGAACGCTCTGTTCGGCATGGAGTACAAGCGCTACGGCGAAGAGCACAAGGAGATCTACGAGACGGAGACCTCCGAGCGTTCGTTCGAAGAGGAAACCAAGCTCTCTGGTTTCTCCGCAGCACCGGTGAAGAACGAAGGTGCAGCCATTGCGTATGACAATGCGCAGGAAGCCTGGACCGCTCGTTACAACCACGAGACCATCGCTATGGGCTTCTCCATCACCGAAGAGGCGATGGAAGACAACCTGTACGACAGCCTGTCCGCCCGCTACACGAAGGCTCTGGCTCGTGCCATGGCTTACACGAAGCAGGTCAAGGCCGCTGCGATCCTGAACAACGGTTTCTCCAGCGCTGTTACCTACGGCGACGGTCAGGCCCTGTTCTCGACCGCGCACCCGCTGGTCTCTGGCGGCGTTAACAGCAACCGTCCCGCGACGGCTGCAGACCTGAACGAAACGTCCCTCGAAGCGGCTGTGATCCAGATCGCTGGTTGGACGGATGAGCGTGGTCTGCTGATTGCTGCCAAGCCCCGCAAGCTGATTGTTCCTCCGGCGCTCCAGTTCGTCGCAACCCGACTGCTGGAAACCTCGTTGCGTGTCGGTACCGCCGATAACGACATCAATGCCATCAAAAATAATGGCAGCATCCCGGAAGGCTACACGATCAACCACTTCTTGACCGACACCAATGCGTGGTTCCTGACCACGGACGTGCCCAACGGTCTGAAGCACTTTGTTCGCGTGCCGCTGGCTACGTCGATGGACACCGATTTCGACACCGGTAACAACCGATACAAAGCGCGTGAGAGGTATTCGTTTGGAGTGTCGGACAGCCTCGGCATATACGGCAGTCCGGGCGCATAACCCAATAAAATCAAGCACTTACGTTTGATTGAGGGCCCTTCGGGGCCCTTTTCTTTTGCTTGTTGACACACGGCGTGTGGATGACGTATCATTACGGCTCAGACGTTTTGTAACGGAGAGTCTATGAAAGAGCCAGTCATCTACAAGATCCGCAATGTCGTAAACGGCAAGTTTTATGTTGGAAGCACCACGGACACCCGCGAACGCTTCCGCAACCACCGCAAAATGTTACGTGGCAACAGGCACCACTGCCGCCATCTCCAGGCCTCTTGGAACAAGTACGGAGAGGATTGTTTTAAGTTTGAAGTTCAAGAAGTGATTGAGGATGCAGCCACACTTTGGGAGGCCGAAGAACGCTGGCTTGCTGAACATTTTGGTAAAGGCTACTGCTACAACTCGGGCCGAACACCAGAAGCACCTATGCGCGGACGATTTGGCCCCTTGCATCCAAGTTATGGGAAGCCGGTGCCGCAAGAGCAAAAAAATGCAATCTCTGCCACGCTCAAAGCGTTTTACGCTGAAGACCCCAACAACCATCCACGTCTAGGCAAAGCGCACACAGAAGAAGCCAAGGCCAAGATTAGCGCCAAGGTCAACCAAGCCGTAGCAGAAGGTCGAGGAGGAGCATTCATCCCCTCAGAGGAAACACGGCAGAAGATGTCAGAAGCACTGAAGGGTAATCAGAACGCCCTTGGCTACAAACGCACTGATGCTGAGCGTGAGGCCATTCGCCAGCGTACGTTGGGTAACCAAAACTTCCTTGGCAAGAAGCACACCGAAGAATCTAAACAGAAGATGCGCAAGCGCGTGCTGGAGCAGACCTCGGGCCAGATCTTTGATAGCCTGACCGCTGTGCTCACGCAATATCAAATGACGATGCCCACGCTGCGACGGGCGCTTGTTGCTGGCAAACCCATTACCAAAGGCAAGTTCGCTGGGCTCGTGTTTGTTTACGCTTGACGCGCCCCAACCCCTGTGCTACCCTGCTCACAGTCCAAGACCCACTTGCCTGCTGACCGACTTGGCGGACTGACCTCACAGACAGCGGGCGCAAACTGAGGAGTTCGCAATGTCGAACACGACTTTCTCCGGACCGGTTCGGTCGCAGAATGGTTTCCAAACCGTTTCCGTCAATTCCACGACCGGTGCTGTTTCCACAACGATGACCCTGTCGGCTTCTTTGGTTGGCTTCTACGGTGTTACGCCGGTTGCTCAGCCTTCGACGACAGGCACCACCACGGGTTTCACTGCTGGTGCTGGCACTGCTGTGTTGTCTGACTCAACGTTCACGGGCAATACGGGCACTGCGGCCTACACCATTGGTGACGTTGTTAAAGCACTCAAGGACCTCGGTCTGTTGGCTGCCTGATAGGAGGCTGACATGCGCCCTATCCGTGTAACTGTCGGGAGTCAGGCGGCGTCTAGGGCCATACCTCTGGATACCTACCAAGACCCGTTTAACGTGAGTATTGGTGTGGTATTGTCTTCTGGGGCAACCTTGACTTATTCAGTCGAGCACACCTTTGATGACGTTTTTAGCCCGTCTTTTGACGCATCTACAGCAACTTGGTTCACCAATTCAGGTCTTGGCAGCAAAACCGCCAGTCTTGATGGCAACTATGCTTTTCCTGTAACTGCCGTTCGTTTGAATGTCACCGCCTATACAGATGGTGATGCAACGATAACGGTAATTCAGGCTGGCATGCCGGGGAGGTAAAAATGGCAGTTGATGTAAACGCCCTGCGCAAGTTTCAAGAAGTATGGGGGCCTGTGCTTGAGGCCATCCCTGCGGTGATGGACAGTGTTGCCAAGCAAGCTGACCTTGATCGTGCAATGGCAAAAGCCAAGAAAGATTTGGCTACTGCAAAGGCCGATGTTCAATCCGTTTATGACGAAGCTGACAAACGTCTAGCCGAAATCAACGCTCAGATTGAAAAATTGGTAGCGCGTAAAGCGGATATTGCTTTAGAGGTTGAAAACTTTAGTGCTGCTGCAACTGAGAAAGCAAAGCAGGCTGAAGCAGATGCCAAGGGCAAGATTGCTGCGGCGCAGGTTCGTGTAGAAGCGGCTAACCAGCAAGCAGCGGCGGCGGAAGCGGCGGTTGCAGCAAAGACGCAAGCAGCAGAAGCTGAGCATGCCAAGGCTGTGAAGGCGCTTGAGGCAAATGCTAAAGCTGCTGAAGATCGTGTAGCCAAGGCCGAGAAGGCGCTTGAGACTTTGCGTTCCAAACTTGGGTGATGTATGGGCGTTAGTTATGTTGCAGATGTTGCAGCTAACTACACGACACTTATCGATGAACAAGGTAGTGTGTCGTATGTTGGCAGAGCGGCCCCAGGCAGCATAACTAGCGCACCTGTCTGGCAGCTTCAGCGCATTACACAGACGGAAACGTCTGTGGCAGTTGAGTACGCCAATGGAAACGACAGTTTCAATAACGTCTGGGATAACCGGGCAGCACAATCGTATTCATAATGGCTGCCGCTTCCTACACTACCGATCTAGTTGATTGGATTCTTGACTCCGACACGGCTGCGTGGACGGAGTTGACCAACGCGACTTCGGGCGGCGCACCGGACGAGGTGGACACTGAGTCGGCACTGCAAGGCACCAATTCTTGCTCGCAGATTACCAACACCACCGCGCTGTGTTCGCTAATCCGTATTTTGGGCACGCCGATCACGCTGTCTGCGGGTCAGGTGTTTCTCATGTGGCACGGCCACGGCGTGGCGACGGCCCTGCAGTCTTACGCCAACGGCGGTCTGCGTGTGGCGGTGTCTGGCAACACAGCCGGTAACTGGAAAGCGTGGGCGATTGGCGGCAACGACGTACCGCCGTTTCCTTATTCCAAGTGGACAAACAGCCCAATCGATCCGACCGTCACCGCTGACTACACCAACGGCACGCCACCTACCGGTGCGACCAACATCTACGGCGTGGGGTCGATGTGCATCCTCACGCAGGCGGTGGCTCGGGGCCAGCCGCACATCGTGGACATCATCCGCTACGGCCGCGCCGAGGCCCGCATGAACGGCGGCGACCTCGCCAACGGTTACGCCACCTTTGCCGGCTACGCGGCGCAGAACGACACCTCGGCCAACCGCTGGGGGTTAATTCAGTCTGTCACGGGCGGCTATCAGTGGAAGGGCCTGATGGTGTTAGGCCACGCCAGCGCGGTGGACTTCCGCGACTCCAACACGGCGCTGTTCGTGCAGGACTGCCGCAAGGTCACGGCTACCTTCAACAAGATTGAGGTGCGCCAAGCCGGTAGTAGGGTGGACTGGACCAACATCTCGATCACTAACTCGTCACCAACCACCAACGTCTCGCCCGGTGACTTTGAGGCCATCGACGACGCGGACATCAACTTCACGGGATGCACGTTCACCGACATGGGGACGTGGATTTTTAAGCCCAACAGCACCATCAACGACGTCACCTTTCGCCGCTGTGGCCGCGTCACGCTGGGCGGAGCGACGATGAGCGACTGCGTCATTACTCGCAGCACGGCCACCACGGCGCTGCTGGCGGGGTCGTCGGTCAGCACGCTGTCCAACACCAGCTTCACTTCGGGCGGCACTGGGCACGCCATCGAGATCACGGGCGGCACCACGCACACGCTGAACGGCATCACCTTTAGCGGCTACGCCGCCAGCAACGGTTCAACCGGTAACGAGGCGGTCTACGTCAACATCGCCAGCGGCAACGTCACGATCAACTCGGACAGCGCCATCAGCGTACGCACCGCAGGCGCCACGGTCACCGTGGTTGCTGGGCAGAAGACCTTGACTGTCACCGGCATCGTCAGCGGCTCCGATGTGGTGATCTTATCGGCGGGCACCTCCACCGTGCTGGCTATCAACGACGGAGCCACCAACCCCGTTACCAGCTTTGCCTACAGCTACACATACAGTGCAGGTGTCA